ACCCCAGAAATCAATGTCCTGCCATTTACCCTCTTCATAAGGTCCAAGCTTACAGCCTAATACAGTTGTGTAGAATGGAAGTGTTAAATCCAACTTCCCACCTTCTACAGCTAAATGAAAACAATTACTCATAAGACTATTTATAACTTTTTTCTACGCTTTTTTCGAAAAGGTTTGTATGGTTTGAATTTACCTAATTTGCCGGGCACCGGTCCTTGTAATAACTTCATTTCTTGCAATGTTTTCTCCGTCCATATTTGAAACTGCCAACCGCGATCTTTTGCATAATCATTAGCAGCTTCCCATTTATTCATGTTCTTTACGTATGATAAACCTTCAGCAATATATTGTTTAGTGCGTTTTGGACCTGTAGGTGGTAACGTTTCTTTTTCTGGTTTGATTTCTACTAAGAGTGTTTTATCTTCAAATACTATTTTCATGTCAACAAAATATCTGTGATACTTTTTATCAACTTCGTAGTAGTAAGGTATCACTATTTCTTCTGAACTCCATTGCTTTACTTTAGGATTCTTATCACACCACTGAAATACAGCCTTCTCCCATAAAGACCTATATATTATATTAGTGACGTCACCTTTATATTTGGATGCATTTTTGATTGAATATCTACCAGAATAAGCCATGTTTTTTGTTATAAATAGAAAAATAATATTTAATATATCTATAAGGATTTCACATGTCAGATATAGGATTAACTGGAGTACCAACAACAGGACTCAATAAAGTAGGCGGCATGGGAGAAGTACAATCTTCCAATAACTTTCCGGGTATAGATGCATTTGGCGGTGCAGGACCAAAAATACCACAAACATCAATTGATGAAGTAGGAAATCAAATCAGAAATGTAGACTTTACTGACTTACAAGATACCATGAGAAATATGGGTAGTCGTTTACAAGGTATACTAGGTGAGTTCTTCGGTGCTGGAAGAGGTGCTGATTTAAAGTATCCTTTAGAAACAGAAAATCCTGCATATCAAGCGAGAGTTAAATTTACTGTTATGACATTCAAACCTAAAGATGGTGAATCAATGAAAAGGTTTGCAAAAATTGCTAATGATAATTTAAAAAATGCTGCAGGTGGAACTCCATTATCAGAAGATCAAAGAACTAGTAATTTAGGTGGTGAAGAAGAAGAGGGCTTAGCTGTAGGAAGTAGAGGCAGTGGAGCTTACCTTGATAATCGCGGAAGAAATGTTCCAGCTGCAGGTGGAGAAGCCACATCTAAATCTAGAACTGAACAACAAGGTGAAAGTACTTCAGGCACGGGTAATTATAAAAAAAGACAATCAGATAAAAACACATCGCTTAAAGCTGCAGAGGAAAAAGTCAGATTGTTTTCAGGCGGATTAAAACCTGTTAAAGTTAATGCACCAGTAGTTGATATGTACTTTCCGCTAACTATGCAATTTAATGATAATGCGCAGTATGATAACGCACCTCTCAATGCTTTAGGTGCAGCAACAGAAGGATTAATTAATGCTGGTGCAGGTGCTTTAGAATCAACGATTGGTGCATTCGTTCAAGGTGGAAAGAGTATATTCGATGTTATACAAGGCAATCAAGATTTAACTGAAGCCGGTTTGCGTGTTGGTGCAGCAAGGCTTATCGATAAGGTTGGTGTTTTAAATACTGGCATTGCTAACGCGTTAACACTACAAAACAGAACAATAGTAAATCCAAATATGAGAGCTATGTTTGGAGGTGTAGCATTGAGAGAATTTACATTTCAATTTAAAATGATTCCTAAGTCACAATATGAAAGCAATGTCATTAAAGAAATAGTTAAACATTTTAGAAAACAAATGTATCCGGGAACATACGATATCGAAGCTTTAGGCGGTGCTTCTATAGGATTTAAGTTTCCTCATTTATTTAGAATAGATTTTAGATATAGAAATGCACGAAATAGAAATATTCCAAAAATACATTTATGTTATTTGCGTAACGTTAGTACAACGATAAATCCAACTGGAGGTGCTATGCGAAGAGATGGTGCACCAAATGAAGTTGACTTAACGTTATCGTTTGTTGAACACAAAACACTTGATAAAAAAGATATTGATGGAGGTTATTAATGTTATATTTTAAAGACTTTCAAGATGTCTTTTATAATTTTGGAAATGAAGCTACACCGACGTTAACACAAAATTTATCTCGATATGTTGATATAGTTGATCAAATAAAAGACGATATATCTTTTCTAACATTTTATACTATAATAGAAGGTATGAGACCTGATCAAGTGTCCATGCAATTATATGATACTCCTTTATATTATTGGACATTCTATCTTCTCAATGATGATATACGACAACAAGGTTGGCCACTCACAAACACCGAATTTCAAACATATATCAAAAAAATATTTCCTAATACAGTTTTAACAACACGTGAAAATATTTCAACTAAGTTTAAAGTTGGTCAAACTGTAACTGGTAACACATCTGGTGCAAGTGGTAAGATTATAAGAAGAAACTTAGACCTCGGTCAAATAGTAGTTGAAGGCACCGTTTCATTTACTACAGCTGGCGAAACTTTGACATCTCAAAATGCTAGTGGTGTATTTGAAAGTGTCACTGCAGTTTCAACTTCAGCAGAATACCAAGCAGCTAATTATTATACAGACACATCCGGCGGAATTGTTGATTTAGGTGTAGATGGAAACGGAAATCTTTTAGATCCCGGTGGTACAAAAAATGAAATAACTAATGAACAATCGTACTTTAATGTCAATGAAAGCTTAAAACAAATTAGAGTTATTAGACCAAATTTAATAACGTCAATTGTTTCGGGTTACAAAAAAGCAATAAGAGAATAAATTGAGTGAATTAGGAATTGAGAAACAATCTGAGTATCAGATTTCATCAGCTGTATTATCTAACAGTGGTAGAAATAATGATATAAGTTTTGATATAAAAAATTTAATATCATCTTTTCAAATATTCGAACACATTGAAAAACCTTATTTGACTGCAGAGTTTAATATAGTTGATAATGTTAATCTTATTCAAGGATACGATTTTCAAGGTGGAGAAAAATTAACAATTGATATCGTTCAATCCGAAGAAAGAAATGATGGAACGGGTATCGTTAAAGAATTTTTAATTGACAGAATAGAAGAAGTCACAAGAGCAGATGAAGTAATTGATTCTCTTGTATTTCATTGTATCGAATATCATTCATTTAAATCATCACTGCAAAATATAAGTCGTTCTTATACCGGAACAACTGGAAGTATTATCACAAAAATTATGAGTGAATACTTAGATCGCGATCTTTTGACATTAGGAAATGAAGGAACGGGTAATATTAAAGTCATCATACCTAACTTAAATCCAATTGAAGCGGCATTATGGTTAAAAAATAGAAGTGTAAGCAATATAGGCATGCCTTACTACATTTTTTCAGTTTTAGGTACTAATAATCTTATAATGAAAGATCTAGGCACAATACTGTCAGAACAAGTAATGAATAAAGATGTTCCATTTGTTTATGCGCCTAGTATGACGGCAAATACAATTCATCATCAAAAACATTATAATATTATTAATTTTAAAATATCAGAAACTGAAGACTTACATTCTTTAATAAGTGAAGGCTTAGTTGGTAGTGAGTATTATTACTATAACACAATGACTGCTGCACCTTATAGAGTTAAATATGATGTTGAAGAAACTTTCAAAGATATTGCAGCCGCTGATTTGCTCGGTGGTGAAAATGATAGATTTGTTTATGCTCCAGATTATAAAATTAATGATGAAAAAATATCTACATATAATGCAAGATCCATAACTCAAATAGCTTCTAGTGGAGCATATACAACTGCAACACGTAAGTTTAAAAGTTATAATGAAGAGAATGATGCAGCGAGTCATAAGAAAAAAATAATTGCAAAAGCTATGAAATCTTTCTTAGCAAAATCTCCTATTGAAATTACTGTAAGAGGCAGAGAATTTTTAACTGGTGACAATAACTATACGATCGGAAGAATTATACGAATACTTTTTATAGATACAGCAAGCACTAATGAAAGAGAAGCGCAACTGTTGTATGATACCAAAAAATCTGGAGACTATGTGATATGTGCAGCAAAACATGTATTTTCTGAAGAAGCGTATAATACAACTTTATTGTGCGGTAGATTAGGGACATTAGGAGAGGATATAAGCTTATCATGAGTCAAATGTTTTATGGTGATCAAAATAGATGGTTTGTTGGCCTCGTCGTTGATGTCGATGATCCACTTAAACTCGACCGTGTTAAAGTTAGAATACAAGGTGTGCATACACCAGACACTACATTAATACCTAACGCAGATCTACCATGGGCACAAGTTGCAATACCAGTAACTGAAGGAGGAAGCTCAGGTTTAGGTGCTAATAGTAGTTTAAAACCGAGAGCTCAGGTGTTTGGTTTCTTCTTAGATGGAAAAAATTCACAACTACCTTTAGTTATCGGATCAATACCTAAAATAGAATCTTACGCAAATCAGGCTGGAGATGCAGACAACATTAAATATCCTACACTTGATAAAAAATCTGGCAGAGGTAATATTGATTTAGATCTGGATGGTAATGATAATATAACAAAAGCATTTAACTTCTTTGTATCACAAGAAGGAGGAGATTATTCTTTTGAACAAGCTTGTGGAATAATAGGTAATTTTTGTGTTGAATCTGGACCAACATTAAATCCAAGAGCAGTTGCACCAACAGAAGGCTCAACCGGAATAGCACAATGGAATCCAGCAGAAGCAGCAGGAAATAGATTAGGTAAACTCATTGATTACTCTGCAAGCTTAGGCCTAGATCATCTGACTTTAGGTGCACAATTATTATTTACTAAATATGAACTAGAAACATTTAGTTATTTAGGTGATGGATTGTTGAGAAAAGCTAACACAGTAAAAGATGCAACAATAGCTTTTCAAGATGCATATGAAAGACCTAACAAAGCTGTGGCTCATACAGATAGAAGAATAAACTACGGAAAAGAAGTTTTCGATAAATTGGTGAACGTATAATGGCAATATTAATAGCAACCGGAAGTTCAATACAACTACCTTTAGGTACAGTTCAAGTTCATAGCGTAAGAATGAGGCGTAAAATTGATCCTGAATATCGTAGGTTGTTTTTAAATAATTCCGGTCCTGAATATAGATACACAAATATTCCTAGTGTTTTATATAGTTTTGATAGTGCTACAAGTATATTAACTATCAGAAAAGATTATGATGAAGTAGAAATTAATTACACACCTCCGTTGAATACAGAAGCATTAAAGAAAATAGTTCCAATAACGAAGGCAAACACTGCAGCGAAGAATACTAGATTTTTTGACACTAATAGAACTTATATACTAGAATCTCAACAACAAAATAAAATTAGTAATGAAGGTACTGTAGTCGGCAATTTTAATGAAACCAATGGCGTTAAGTCGTTGACACCATTTGCTAAAGAAGGCGAATTAATCACTAAGAGAATTATGCCAGTAAAATTAACAGGTGCTGCAGGTGATGGTAGATTACTAGTAAGTACAACAAATGCAAGTGAGCTGACCAGCATATTTGGTGTTGCACCAGCAGCAAACGGAACATTAAAGAAAATAGTGACTAGTGGAGCACCACAGTCATTACTAAAGCAAATGCAAAAAAACTTTGCAGGATTATCTCCTCAAAAAATAAGAACTTATGCATCAAACGTTTCTGCTAATCCTTCGCTTACAATAAATTCTCTTAAACCCGAAAATAACCCTTCAACCGTTTCAGTACAAACCGCATCAAAAATTTACAAAGAAAAATTGAAACTTAAATTAAACAATGGTGGATTTAATTTAGATCCGTTTGGTGCTTTTTCTGGACTGGCTAGAAGTAAACAAAATTTAGCAGGTCAATTTATAGGAACACTTTTAAATAAAGTCGGCAGTGTGTTTGGTAGTATACTAAATGGTTTAAAGATTTTCGACAATCCATCACCTTCAATAACATCTGCGTTCGGTGGTAACGTAAAAGATTTAATAGAACAAGGCGGATCTCAAACAAATCTTTCAACTTATATGAGCAAAGGAAATACTGTTAATGTAAGTGCACCGACAATATCGTATGTCTTACAAAATCAAAATGCATTTCAAGGATACGCAACTCCAGCATCATACGAATTTACATTTGTTAATTCAACTGAAGAACTAATAAGTGAATTTAGTTCATCACGTAGAGGTCCTAATAGCACAGAAGAAGATGCTATAGGTGGTTTATTTGTGCATGAAACATTTAAGTTTACAGGTCCGCCAGAAAAAGCTAATGCAAGAGCGATGAATGAAGGTGTAAAAAAAGTTCAACTTAAAATACTCACAAAAGAAATACAAGAAACTAATACTGCGGCAGATGATAAAACACCAGCTGAAACTGCACTCGATAGAATATCAATTAGACCAAATGATTATGGACTAAACTCACATTATTTAATTTTAACTGATGGAAGCTTACAAAGAGGTAGACCTATTGATAAGACTCGTACACCAAGTGCATATCCTAGATTTAATAAAACAGGCCTTCAGCTTACATTTGTATCAGGTGGAAAAAAACCAAATGCAAAGATGTTTGAAACTTATGATAGATTTTTAAAAGCTTGGTTTGCGGTGTTTCCGGACTGTGGTGTTTATGCAACAAGTGAAGTAAGTAATGATGTACAAAATACTTTCGATGTAAGACAAACTGTAAAGTCAAAATTTAGATTTGTTTATCGATATGATGACTTATCAGAACTAGATGAGTTTCCAACCAAAGTTGAAAGAGCCATCACAAGACCAACAAAAATAGCAACTACATCATCTACTATAAATAAACCTATACCGTTATCAGAAGCAAATCAAAATATAAATGATTTACTTGAAAGCAATAGAATTAATAATGACGCTAATAGTTTAATGAAGAAAGCTGGAGGTGCTTTAGCTCTACTCAATGGTGAAAGTAGAAATGCAGCTGCAGCAAAATTTGGTGCAGAAAATTTACCGAAGAATGATGTTAAAGCACAATTTGATAAAGACTATAAAACATTTCAAGCGGGCATGAAGCAGAGAAATAAAGAAATCAATAATATTGTTAACAAATTAAATACTAATAATACAACTGTTAAAACATTTGGTAATGAATTAAATAAAAATAGGAGTAGATAGTGGCTGACGTTGATCAAATAGATCCAAGCGAACTCGCATCGATAGCTAATCCTACAGATGGAAGATCAGATCCCGATAAAAGGTTTCCAAGACAAGACTACGTCGGTGTATCTTCTGTAAACAATATTGCGCGCGGTACAAGAGTTAAAAATGTTTACATCGGTGGAAGTGTGCCGGGCGTTGATTTGGAACTAAATGATGAGCCATCTACTCAGTATCCGGAAAATCAAGTAAAAGAAACATCATCAGGTCATGTAATTGAATATGATGACACTAATGGCCGTGAACGCGTAATGATAAGACATAGAACTGGATCTGGCGTGGAGATGAGAGCTGATGGAAGTGTTATATTAAGTTCAACAAACAATACATTACGAATAGTTGCAGCAAACGAAAAAGTCATAGTTGAAGGCGATGGTGAAGTAGTATATAACGGCAACTTAAAAATGAGAGTTGCAGGTGATTTTGATTTAGAGGTTGGCGGAGACTTTAATGTAAATGTTATTGGTGACAAAGAAGAGAATGTAAGAGGTTCAGTTTTAGAATCAATAACTAAAAATAAAACTACAACTATTATGGAAAATCGTGCGGAAACAGTATTGGGTGTAGATACTCTTACTGTATTAAGTGATAAAAATCAAATTATAAAAGGTAATTATGAAACAGATGTACAAGGTTTTATTGAGTTGGATGCTAATGGAAAACTCACAATGACGAGTGAAAGTAAAATAATTACATCATCGCCCGATATAAACATTACTGCAAAAAGTTTAACTGCAGTAGGAAACACAGGTACAATAGGTGGCGATCAAATAACTTTTTACTCACAAAATATATTTGGCAAGTCGTCAACTTTTACAAATGGCGTAACTGCACCAACGTTTCATGGTGATTTACAAGGAACTGCTGTAGGTGCGGAAAAAGCAGGGACGGCTGCAGTAGGACCGGCACATAGTGGAAGTGCATCGAATACTTCAACTGACACTGTTCAAACAAGTCAACCTACATTATCAATAATAAACGCAGGCTTAGCAAATCCAGAATATGGTGTAAGAGAAGTTGATATAGATGCATTTCAAGATTTACAATACAGTGTTGATAGGAGTAGAAGTTACGGTGGAATCAGTAAAGTCGATTTGACTACTAAAACTGCAAGATCGAAATTACGTGATCCAAACAATATAGCTAATGAAACCTTTGTAGGTGAAATTATTTCAGATGGTACTGTTTCAAAAGATTTTGCAAACACCATACCGCCTAAGTTTGGTAAAGTAGTAAATGCAAGTGATAAAGCACAAAGAGGTACCGAAGCTATTGGTCCTTCTAATCCAAAAGGTAAGGTATTTCAAGTATGACGTTAAAAGTTGACATAGTTGTTGATGGTCAATATGATCCTACGTTTCAACCTAATATAACTGGTAGAACTAGATTATCTCAAAATGTTACCATGTCTAAATTTTTAGGTGGCTTCGGCGACCCACAAAGTATAAATCATTTAAGCAAAGAAGACAAACTATTATTAGCTAAACAATATTATTTACACGCACAAGTATTGCAACTCATAAATTCGGCGCCAGGATTAAGAGGCGTAGCAGGATTTGAAAAATTTAGATTAGTTGTTTCAGAAGCATATTATAGACAGAGTGATGACGAAGATTTAGACGTTACCGATGGCATAAACTATTTGATGACTAACGGTAGAGCAGTGGTTTATGAACTTATTGGTGAAGATGGAAAGATAGCACTTGAGAAAACATTCGATTTAGCCGTGTATTTAAAAAACAATATAAATTATGATAAATTGATTTTAAATTACGATACGTATAATCCAGATGGATCTATTCATGTCGATATCATTTTAATTATGCCTGAAATAATAGCACCTTGGAATGTTACTTATGAAAAGATAATAGAGACTCGTTTCAATAATGCTGTTCAATCTACAGGCGAATTAATGGAACTTGGCGAAGAAGAAGAAACAGCTGCTTCTACAGGTTCAGAACCATTGGATGAATCTAAACCATTTGCAGTCTTTGGAACAGGCGCTAGTGGTTTTGGTACAGGTCAAAAAGGATATTTTTATCCTCTCTACACTGACAAAGAAAAAATTAGAGAAGCTTTTCATGTGCATACCTTTGTTGAATATCCAGAAATAACTTTTTACATGCCTGATTCATCGAAAAATCACGCTAAATCCGATTACAACAGAAATCTTTACACCCTATATCCTTCAGCTGACGTGGCATCAACAAGAAGTTCAACTGCTGGCGCAGGAGAATATTGATGTTTTTATGTATAAATAGAACATAAAGGAACTACAATGCCAGTAAGAGTATTTTCAAATGAAGACGGAAATTTAAATTCAAAGAGCGTCATAGTTTCTAGAACTAAGCAGAATGCTGACATTGATTTGTCTTTTAGTGCAAAGTTCATTGGATTAGATAGTGATGGTAGCAATTTACGTGCAGATGTTTTTAAAAAAACAAATGCAGCTGCAGTTAAACAAGCTGTAAGAAATTTATTATTAACTAACTTTACTGAAAAGCCATTTTTACCGAGATATGGTGGTAATCTTTCTGCAATGCTTTTTAGATTAAGTACTGAAATAGATGATGCAAGTTTAGAAGATGATATTGCCAATGCAATATCATCGTATGAGCCAAGAGCTCAGGTATTAAACATCAATACTGTCGTTAGTCCAGATAATAACGACGTAAGAGTAACGGTAAGGTTTTTAGTAGTAGCTACTTTACAGCAAGAAACAGTAGAGTTAAATTTAACAAGGTTAAGATAAATGGCAACAACAATTCAATCAACAGATTTAGATTTTGACGTAATTAAAACAAGATTAAAAGATTATCTTAAAAAACAAGATGAATTTAGTGACTATGATTTTGAAGCCTCAGGTTTAAGTAATATACTTGACGTATTAGCCTACAACACACACTTCAACGGATTGATAACAAACTTTGCTCTTAATGAAAGTTTTTTAAATACAGCACAACTAAGAAGTTCAATAATATCACACGCTGAAGCTTTAGGTTATGTACCAAGATCATATGCTTCTGCATTAGCTAAATTAACATTATCAATTACTATATCATCAACTAATAGACCTACATTAATTACTCTACCTAGAAACACACAATTTACTACATCGATAGATAGTGTGTCTTATACATTTCAAACAAGAGAAGTTTACAGTGCAACACCTGATGCGAATGGTTTATATACATTTAAAACATCAGACGGCAGTAGTGAAATACCGGTTTACGAAGGTACTGAAAAAACTAAAACATTTTTTGTAGGTGAAACCAGTGATGCACAAATTTATGTAGTACCAGACATCACTATGGATACTACAACAATTAGAGTACGTGTATTTGATACTGCTGTAAGTTCTACATTTGATACATACACAAATATTAATACAGCAAGTAGAATAACAAGTAATTCAACACATTATCAAATTAAAGAAGTGCCTAATGGATATTACGAAATTATTTTTGGTGACGGAACAAGTACCGGTAAAGCGCCTTCGGCTGGAAATAAAATAATTATAGATTATCTTTCTACCAAAGGACCTGAAGCTAATGGTGCAAGTATATTTTCGACCACAGCTCAGATTGAAGGTGTAAACTTAGTTAATGTTACAAGTACCGCAGCTGCCGGTGGATCTTTTAAAGAAGGTGTAGAATCAATAAGACAAAATGCACCTCTATACTTTACATCACAACGTAGAATGGTTACTGCAGAAGATTACACAGGACAGATATTAACAAACTTTGGTTCATATATTGATGATGTAACTTCTTGGGGAGGTGCCGATAATGATCCTCCGATTTATGGAAAAGTGTTTGTATCATTAAAATTTAAATCTGGTGTAGATGCTGCTACGCAATTAGACGTTAAATCAAGAATTATAAGTGAGCTTACGGATAACTTTGCTGTTGCAAGTATTGATACGCAGTTCGTAGATGTAAATACTACATTCTTAGAAATTTTAACCACATTTAATTTTGATCCTGATTTAACTAGCAACACATCAGGTGCAACTCAAAACTTAATACAAACAACAATAAATACATTCTTTGCAAACAACCTTCAAAAATTTGGAGGAGTTTTTAGAAGATCAAATTTGCTGTCAATTGTTGATGATATAGATGAAGCGATTTTAAATACAAGAATGTCAATAAAAGTTCAACAAAGATTAGTACCAACAATAGGCCTTGCTCTAAATTATCAAGTTAATTTTCCAGTTGCGCTGTTTGGAACAAGTGCAACGGAAAGAGTCATAACATCATCGAGATTTACATTTAATTCAAAAACATGTAGTATTAGAAGTAGATTTAATTCTACAACTCTTGAGATTATTAATACAGCGGATGGCGTAGAAGTTGATAATATTGGAGCTTACAATCCTGTGACAGGTAGAATAGATTTAGTGGGATTTAATCCAACTGCTATTGAAGGCGATTCAATAAAGATCTCTGCAAAACCTGCAAATGAAAGTACAATAAGACCATTAAGAGCAAGCGTACTTGATGTAGATACGGTTAATTCAAAAGCGACAGCAGTGTTGGATTATCAAGAAACACAAGTAGCTTTAGCTGGAAGCAGTACGTCTTCAATTTCAACCACAGCAACAACAACAACATCATCATCAGGATCAGGTAGTTCAGGTTATTAATGTCTAACATTCAATATCATTATAATAGAAGGCCTCGTAACTTTTTACGTAGAAGTGTTCGTGATGTTTTACCAGAACATTTTACGCAAGATTATCCAAAGCTTGTAACATTTCTAGAAAAGTATTATGATTACATGGATTCGGATGAAGCCAGTTCATTTGATCATCAACTTAGAAAAATATATCAAACAAGAGATACACAAGAAACTCCATCAAATCTTTTAACTAATTTAATTCAAGAAATCGCTGGTGGCAATACTGGTGAAAATTTTATTGATCGTAATTTCTATGCACAAAGAATACATGAACTGCATAGAACAAAAGGTAGTAGGTTTTCAATTGAAGAATTTTTTAGAGCATTCTTTCAACAAAATGCCGAGGTGGTATATCCAAAAGATGATATATTTACGATAGGCCATGATTCAGCTGGGCCTCTAAGTAGAATAGGCCCTGAATCAAATAAGTTTATTCAAAACAACACAATATATCAAGTGTTTTCGATATTAATTAAAAGTGCTATATCACAAACTACATGGGAAGAACTATACAAAAAGTTTGTACACCCAGCTGGATTCTATATAGCAGGATCTGTTGTTACAGATGTTGAAGCTGTAGGAACATTAACGGCACCATTAGCATCAGCGGACAGTGGAGCAAGAGGTGTCATATCATCTGTGGCAGAAACAATATCTGCACCATTCACACAACTTACTGCATTGACTGATTCTGGTGTAACTACTTTTAGATCAAGACTCGATGAAAAGATTAATGAATATCAATCTCTTACTCCTACAGAACTTGAAAAGTTCTATAGTAATATTGATGAAATTACAACAGTTAAATCATTTACATTTGACGATAGTGATAATAGAGCTAACGTGGCAGCTGCTACACCAGACTTCTCACTTGATCTCGAAACAATGGATAACGAACAATTTGATTCATCTTTTAATTCATAATGATTATTTTTTTGTATAAATAGAACTATTATTAGGAAGAATAAATGACTAGACAAAATATTGGCATAGGTAGTGCAGCTAATGACGGTAACGGAGATACATTACGTACAGCTGGCACTAAGATAAATGCAAACTTCGCAGAAGTTTATGCATTATTAGGTGGTGGAGATAGTAGTAATTTATCAACACAAATAACATTAGAAAATGATGCTGTTACATTTGAAGGAACGAGTGCAAATAATTTTGAAACAAGATTAAAAGTAACTAATCCAACACAAGATAATATTATAACATTACCGGATTCTACGGGTACCGTCACACTCGATAATACAATACAGACACTTACAAATAAAACTTTAACTGCACCTAAACTCAATGAAAACGTAGCACTTACAAGCACTGCAACAGAATTAAATTTATTAGATGGCGTCACTGGTGTAATTGTTACTGAAGCTGGTACACAAACACTTACCAATAAAACATTAACAACACCTACTATAACTGCACCAAAAGTAGGAACATCCATCAATGATACTTCTGGTAATGAAGTTATAAAAATAACTGCAACTGGAAGCGCAGTAAACGAATTAACAATCGCAAACGGTGCATCAACGACAGGACCAACACTCTCTGCTACTGGAGGTGGAGCTAATTTAAATATCATTATGAATGCAAAAGGCACTGGTTCAGTAAATTTAAGTAAAGCGGCTTTTAGTTCTACAACTGTAAGTACAAATGCCGCATCTATAGTAGCTGGTACGTTGATTATAGGTAATAAAAATTCTGGTGGCACGTTAACTCTTAGTTTAGCCAATGGAACTACTGTAGGCGAATATAAAATTTTTACAAATAAAGGTACAGAAGCAATGGAAGTTACACCAGTTACTTTTAGAGGTTCACAAACTAAATTTACATTAGCACAATTTGACGGCTGCACTTGTATATGGGATGGAACCAGTTGGTTTTTAGTCGGAAACCAAGGCGAAGTAACGGTAGCATAAGGAATAGAATATGTCAGCAATAATTACAGATCCGTTTAAAAAACAATTCATGCAAAATGTGTTGGATGAAGTTACAAACCTAACTGCAAGGTATTATGTAGGCATAGGTAAAAATGATCAATGGAATGTCAGTGAAACTGTTCCAACTCCTACAGATACACCAAAAACAATAAGATCAGCTCAATCTGCACTACAATCAGTAAAAGCCGTTGCTGATGCATCATTTGTTATACCAAGATTTAACTGGTCATCGGGTTCAATTTATGATGGATTTGATGATGATTTAACCGCAATACCTACAAACAGTTATTATGTACTTACAGAAGACAACCAAGTTTATTTGTGTGTACAACAAAGTAAAAATGCAACTGGTGCTGCAAACGTATCGACAGTAAAACCAACAGGTACAACAAACAACGCATTTAAAACTTCCGATGGATACACATGGAAATTTTTATATGCACTATCTGCTGCAAAAGCAAGTGCATTCTTATCTGCTAACTTTGTGCCAATACAAAAAATTGATTCAGCAGGTGCCGCAACAAATGCTATCGAAATACAACAAGCATCTGTACAAGACTCAGCTGTAGCAGGTAGAATATTAAATATTATCGTAACTAACGGCGGAACCGGTTATACATCTGCTCCAGCAGTCACTATATCAGGAAACGCTGGAACTATAGGTGATAGCGCACAAGCAACTGCAACAGTATCCGGTGGATCTGTAGTAAAAATAGATATGTTGAATGAAAGTGCAGGTTCAGGAAAGAATTTTACAAATGCAACTGTAACAATAGAAGCGCCATCTTCTGGTACAACTGCGGTAGCAAGAGCAGTTATAGGTCCACAAAACGGTATTGGCGCGGATCCGAGAGATGAATTAAAAGCAACATCATTGATGTTTAATGCAAAACCAAACGGCGCAGAAGGCGGTGACTTTTTAGTTGGAACTGGTCAAGATTTCAGGCAAGTAATGTTAATTAGAAATATATTAGATTCTGCTGCGGGTAATGCATATACAGGATCAACTGGATTAGCTTTAAAATATTTAAAAGTTGACTCAGCGTTTGCAGGTAATTTAAGTGTTGATGAATTAATTACAAACAGTTTAACACCGCCGGCAAACGCATACGTCAATAAAGTTGTGAATGATGATACACTCGGCGCAAAAGTGTTTTATCATCAAACAGATAGTACAGGATTTACACCTTTTAGTGTAGGTAATACATTAACAGATGAACAAGGTAATACAGGAACAATAGTTATTGCAGACAGTGATAATTTAATTGACAGCGCATCTTCCTTTGATGATGTTTTAAATACTTCGGGAGAAGTCTTATACATAGAAAATAGAGCACCAGTTATTAGAGATGCTGCACAGACAGAAGACATCAAAGTAGTAGTTACACTTTAGTAGGATATTAATATGGCGACAACGTTTACAGAAACCACATTATCAAGCACATACAAAGATGATTTTCGTGATAGTGATAACTATCATAGAATATTATTTAACACAGGTGTTGGATTACAAGCAAGAGAATTAACACAACTTCAAACTATTTTACAAAATCAAATACAGAGATTCGGTAATAACGTTTTTAAAGAAGGTGCAGTTGTTCAGCCCGGTGGAACAAATATAAATCCACAATATGAATTTATAAAACTTGATGAGACTGATCCTTCTCACGTTATGCCTACCGACGTTACAAGTCTTGTTGGTAAAACAGTAACGGGTCAAACTTCTAATATTGTTGCAACTATAATAGAAGCAGTGGCTGCAGCCGGTAGTGATCCTGCAACACTTTACGTAAAATACACTAGCACCAGTTCAGCACAAGGTAGCACAGATATTGTAACACAAAGGATGGCGTCCAATGAAATTATGGATGTTTCAGATGGTACAGATTTAAAAGTTAAATCGGCAACTGTAGCAGATCCATCAACTGGCACAGGTACACAAGTAACATTGCGTGCAGGTATTTACTATGCACGAGGTAATTTTGTATTTACTGAAGATCAAAGTAAAATTATATCAAAATATACTGACACGCCAACAACTGACATTGGATTTAAAGCAATTGAAGATGTAGTAACTGCAAGTGACAATAATGCACTTTATGATAATCAAGGTGCTGTCCCAAATGTTAGTGCACCAGGTGCAGATAGATATAGAATTCGACTTAGTATCGCAGAACGAAGTGAAATAACTTCAAGTGAAAATTTTATACACGTAGCAACTATTGTAGATGGTGCTGTGTTTGAGGCCGTCAGTACTGACACATCATACAACGTACCAAATCAAATAATCGCTACAAGAATTAAAGAAAATTCTGGCGATTATATTGTAAAACCATTTAATGCTAGATTCGAACTTGATTCAGAAGACACTCATCTATTACTTAAAGTAAGCGATGGAACTGTGGTAGTAGATGGATTTAGATCACACCGCGGTTATCCAACTATCATAAGAACAGAAAAACCAACTGCAACATCTGTTATTAATAATGAACCTACAGGCGCGGCTTTAGGCCATCATGTTCTAGTTGATGTCAGTATAGGAGGTTCTACAACTACAAACGGTATTCCAAATTTTAATGAAATGGAAGAAATGAATTTAAGATCGGCTGTAGGACACGGCGGTAGCACACTTGGAACAGCAAGAGTTAAAGCTATTACGAAGAGTGGCACTGACTTAAAAATGCATATTACAGACGTTCAATTGAATTTGGGAAATGCTTTTCGTAATGTAAAAAGTATAGGTACATCAACAAGTAATTATTTTGACATTAAACTTGAAAACTCAAAGGCGGTATTGAAAGAACCTACTAATGATTTTAGCTTATTTCAACTTCCTAGACAAAGACCTAACTCAATTACAGATTTAATTTACACAGGTCAAAGAAAATTTACTGGAAAAAGCGCTAATGGTTCCGGTATAATAACATTAGATGGATTAACTGGCGGTGAAGTATATACACAAACGAGTGACTTTGTTTTTGCAAAGGCTGATAGTGATGTTGCCATAACCTCACCTACTATAACATTATCTGGCGGTGGCACTGGCGGTACTGTAGATTTTGGAACTGGAGGAGCCGTTGGAACGATTGCAAGTTCATCAAATATCGAATATACGAGTTTTATTAGTAAAACTCAAACATCTGCAAAAACAAAAACACTAACCACATTCAATTTAACTAGCAGCGTTGAATCTGATGGCGCTGGATTTAAATTTATTAATATGAAGCGTGCTGATATATTTGAAGTTGATGAAATAGTAAAAGCTGGTGATAGTAGTGTGGATTTTTCAAGTAGATTTATTTTAGATAACGGACAAAGGCCTTCAAGATATGAACCGGGCAGATTGATAGTTGCAGCCGGTCAATCAGCACCTACTGGAAATGTGTTTGTAAAATATAAATTTTTTGAACCAAGCGCATCCGGTGATTATTTTTCTGTAAACTCTTATACTGGTCAGGTTGATTATGATAAGATACCTAATTATACAACACCTAATGGAACTACAGTCAATTTAAGAAATTTCTTAGATTTTAGATCTGTAGCTGACTCTGCAGGAAACTTTAATACATCAGGTGCTACAATGTTAGAGTTGCCTAAAGATGGAACAACTATAACTGCAGATGTAACTTATAATTTAGGAGCTGCAAGTAAACTGGTAATAGATCGTAATTCAAACTTATCACTTGTCCAAGGTCCTCCTTCATTTACTCCTAGTTTTCCAGATAAACTTGAAGGAACACTTCCACTGTTTGACATTGTACTGAATCCTGCTACATTGAATGATTCTGACGTATCGTTAAGTAGGTTTAATTATAGACGATTTACCATGAAAGACATTGGTCAAATAGAAAAAAGAGTCGATAGATTAGAAGAAATTACTACATTAAATTTATTAGAGATAGACACAAAGAATTTTGAAGTTTTAGATTCTGCTGGAAACAATAGAACAAAAAGTGGATTTTTAGTCGATAATTTTAAAAATCACTCAATGTCACAATTAATTCCTTCCAATGAATATAGAGCTTCACTTGATTTGCGCAATCAACACTTACGACCTCAAACACACGAAGATCAACTAAGAATGATTTACGATTCAGCGAGTTCTGTAAACACTATAAGAAAAGGTGATAACGTTTATCCTACACACGATGAAGTTTTATTTATTAATCAAACAACTGCGAGTAAAGCTATAAAAGTTAATCCTTTTGCTGTAACGATATATTCAGGAACTATAACGCTATCACCATCTACTGATGAGTGGAGAGACGTTGAAAGATTACCGGATAAAGTAGTTCAAGGTGGAACTACAATTTCTAGAAAACCTGCAAATTTATATGATAATCACGTATTTGATTGGTGCGGAACTACTACTGATCAAGCATTAGAAAGAGTCGTCACCGATGAAGCGATATTAAGTTTAGTTGAAGATAGAGTTATTGAATCTGTATTGGCACATTTTATGAGAGCACGAAAAGTTTTTTTCAAAGCAACCGGATTAAGACCTAATACGAGAGTGTTTACATTTTTAGATGGAAATAATATCACTAACCTAACTAACGGCACTGGTGGTCATTCTGGATTTCAATTTTATTCAGACGACGCTACTGATACTGGAAACACATTAAAAAATATTACTGTACATCCGGATGGCGCATCTACGTTAGTAACTGATGCAGATGGATTTATTTCAGGCTCTTTTATTGTACCGAATAGCGATGCTTTAAAAATAAGAACCGGAACTAGACAATTTAAAATTCTTGATATCAGTGTTGATAATGAACAAAATGCAGCATCCATATCATCAGCTCCATATACCGCTTCAGGTTTTATAGATACTAAACAAGCTGAATATAAATCAAGTAGATTAATATATAGACCATACTACTACTATGGTAGCGACGGTGGCGATGGTAGCCCTGGAGGCTGGGGATATACATTAGTTAATGGTAGTTGGGTGTCTAATAAACCTTCAAAACCAAGTACAGTAGAATTAGACCACATATTCGGTAACCGCTTTGATTATAGTGACTTTAGTTCAGGAACAACTGGTGGTGGTCAAGGTGGTTTAGATATGTCATCAGGCAGTTATGATACATCTAACTTATCTGGAGACACCGGAACGGAAGGTGGTGGTTATGGAGATGTAGGCAATGATGTAGGCGGATGGACATAATGACAATTTTTAGGAGAAACATGATATGGCAGTAAGTTCAACAGGATATAGAGTAGGAAAGCATCCTTTAGCACAATCTTTCTATGTTGCTCAGCCAAGCGGTATATACTGCACTAAAGTAGATTTATATTTGAAGACTGCTGATGAAAATGCACCTATACAGATAGAAATAAGACCAATGAGTAATGGTTTTCCTTCAGTGTCTGAAGTTCTCCCTGGTAGTATCAAAGCTTTGCCGGGAAGTACATTTGCAAATGAAGCCAACGTTTCAGCAGATGCAACTGTTCCCGTTTCTTTTGAACTAGATGAGCCTTTATATTTAGCGGGTCAAAGAGACTATGCTTTAGTGGTAACCGCAGACTCTAAAGATTATGAAGTCTATGTAGCACAAATAAATGAATTTACAGTAGGATCTACAGAAAAAAGAATAAATAAGCAACCAACTTTAGGAAGTCTATTTTATTCACAGAATGCAACAACATTCACACCTGCACAGAATCAAGACTTAACGTTTAGAATACACAGAGCAAAATTTAAAACTGCAACATCTACAGTAAGGCTTAAAAATGCATCAGTGCCAAAACAACTTTTATTAAGAAATCCAATAACAACTACCTCTGGATCTCAAACTGTCACTGTACTTCATCCGAATCATGGAATGCAAGTTGGTCAACCAGTGGTTTTATCAGGCGTGGATTCAGCTGGAGTTGGTGGAATATTAGCATCAACATTAAACAAAAGATACAACATTACTGCAATGGATTTTACTGGTTACCAGTTCACTGCAGATTCGGCCGCAGATTCAGACGCTATAGGTGGAGGTTCTTTAGTACAATCTACTAAAAATATTTCATATAATAAAATATTTCCGAATATACAAACAATTATACCGCCAGGAGCAAACATCAACACAACAATAAAGACTACTACCGGTAAATCATATGGCGGTGTAGGAACTGCATTCCAAAAAGATACAGAATTTAGATCATTAAAATTATTACAAAACACTAATCTTACAAGATTAAACTTAGTTGCTCATGACAGTGCTGAAACAAGTGAATTAGGTTCTGGTGTTAAATCATTAGAAATGGAAATAGAATTAAATCAAGATTCTAATAATGCTGGAATGATAGATTTACAAAGATCTTCAGTGGCGTTAATTAGTAATATTATAGATAAACAAGCATCAAGTGTAACTAACGGCTTTAATGTTCCGTTAAATTTCGTAGATGAAACATCTGCAATAGGTGGAAGTGCTGCAGCAAAGCATTTATCGAGAGTTATAGTACTTGAAGAAGAAGCGGTTGGTCTTAAAATTTTAATAGATGCTAATAGACCATCTGTAGCAGACTTTCAAGTTTATGTAAGAACATGTGATGTAGATGAAAATATAAGAGAACAAAGTTTCACATTACTATCTCAAGAAACTATAGTTCCTTCAGATGATAATCCTCTTATATTTAGACAATATACATTTTTACACGGTGGATTAGGTGGAGACTTAACACCTTTTAAGAAATATCAAACTAAAATAGTTTTTAGAAGTACGGATCAGGCTTTAGTTCCAGTATTAAGAAATTTAAGAGTGATTGCATTAAGTGTATAAAGATGTAGAAGGACATAGTAACTTAGTAAGAGACACATCTACAGGTGCTATATTGAATATAAATAAAGAAGAGATATCGGCTGCAAGAAAAAGAAAGCTTGAAAGAAGGCAAAAAGAAAAAGAGTTTGAAGATTTAAAAAATGAAGTTGGTGATATTAAGAACATGTTAACTAAAATTATAGAGAAATTAGATGGCTAAAACTACAGTTAACTTAACAGACACCGTAACTAACTGGGTTACAAAGACAAATCAAATATCGAATACAATTGGCGATTTGGCGAGCCTCAACACAACAGTTGATTCAGATGTAGTAGGTGCTATCAACGAATTAAAAGTTGCTGTTGATAAGACTGACTCTTCAGATGTGATCAATGTTGCAAGAAATAATCTTGCTGCAGTGGACGCCGGTGGAGATGGTTCATTTGTATATGATTCAGCCAATGGTAAATTTACTTACACTGGTCCTTCAGCTTCAGAAGTACGTGCACATTTTACTGGCGGATATGGCGTAGATATTGCTGCTGGTAATATTTCAGTTGATTCATCAGAAATACGAGAATTAATATCAGTTACAGATGCAGGTGGTAGTGGATCACTGGCTTATAATAATTCAACTGGCGTATTAACATACACTGGTCCGGGTGCAGTTGCTAATCCATCAACAGTTACAAGTTCACAAACATTCGCTCCGCCTTCGAGCGATGATCAATATTTAAGAGTTGATACTACATCAGGTGATATTACATTAGGAATTGCAAAAGGTAGTTTAAATGTAGGACAAACTGTAGTGGTGGATAAAATTACAGGTGGCAACAATCTTACTATAAATTGGAATATTACTGCCACATCACAAGGCATATCACTTGGTAATTCAGTTGAACTTGCAGTTGGATTTTACAACGGTACAGCTTTCTCATTTGTTGAAACAGTTAAGTCATAGGTGATATATGGGTGCTCCACTTATTTCAAATCTTGGTTTTACTGAGGTTAGCTCGGCCGGTAGTTTAAACACAGAAGCCGGTGCAAAGATAAATCTTCCAATACAATTATATAAACTTACTAGTAATATTTCAGGTCAATTGACGCTTGATTCTACAGCTAATCATAAAAAAGTCATCTTAGATACAAATGGATTCAATATTGATAACGGTTCAGATGCACCGTTAGATATGGATACGCCCGCAGGTACAACAGTAGAATTAAAAGGAACCGGTGCAATAAGAGCTACCGGTAAAACAACCACAATAACACAAGGTAGTGCAAGTCACACAGGAACTACAACTGCCGGTTCAGGTGACACTACACAAGTTGTAGTTGGCACAAATCACACATATACCGAAACACAAATCAACGATATCAGGCCAGATCCGGGTAGTAGTTTTGGATCAGGTGGTGGAGTGTCATGGAGTGATAACTTTAGAATTACGGTAGGATATCCTCCAACGGGAGGTAATAGAAGCAGCACTGCTGCTAATCCAACTTATTACAATACTTCGACTGGAACAAAATTCGGTGGAAGAATGTTAACTAATGTGTTAAGATCTGACTTTAGAATGACATTTACACACGCCTTTGTGGAAGATGGCAATCGTACTGATGGACCGATAACCGGTAACGGAGGTTCTTTTCCTCCTACAAATAACACAACACACACCGTAGGCGGTAACACATATCGGTGGTTGAGGTGGTTCAGCGCTTTTCAACGCGTTAATAATGGTAATGCTGGCCAAACTGGTGTTGCTATATATTTAAATACATCTAACCAAAAAGCTGTTGTTGAGCTTGAAAACGGAAGACCTTCATTTTGTCAAATACGAGATGTAAAATGTTTTTCTACTGAAACTGGTAGAAAATTTACATTTACTAATAATACTGATCATACAGTTACTATGGGTGGATCAAATAATCCAGTGAGTGGATCATCAGTTGCAGCAGGTGGATCACTTACCGGAACAAGAAATTCTGAAAATGGTTCATATAACATTACATTCACCTTACCAAATACTGATGGTGGTGGTAATCCTTTAGCAATACACGATTTAAATAAAGGCACTGCACTTCTCGACAGTAGCCAACATACAGGAATAACTTCGGTTAAAGGCTTTTAAAAAGTCGTTTTTGTATAAATAGACTTAAAGGCAGGGGCGTTAGCGTCCGACAAAGAAATCAACCGGAGTATTTCATGGCCGTATATCAAGAATTTACAATTGACCAAGGTTCCGACGCAACCATTGAATTACACTTAGTAGATAAGAATGGCGCAGCTAAAGATTTAACTGGCCACACTGTAACAGCAAGACTTAAGAAAAATTATAGTGACAGTGCTGGAGAAGCTACAGCATTTACAAGTGTTATTACAAACATCAATGGCGGAATAGCAACTATTTCACTTACAAACTCTCAAACAGATGCATTAAAAGCAGGCAGACATGTTTATGACGTTGAATTATCAAACGTCGATAGCGCTAGTGGTGATACTATTATAGAAAGAATTCTCGAAGGCAGAATACAAATAACTCCATCTGTTACTAAGTGAGGTATAACTAGTGTCTGTTAAAGTTACAGTAGGTCAACAAACCTTCATAAAAAAGATTGTACTTGGTACTCCGATTACGACTGCCAGAGAAACTTTATCTATTGATGAATTTACCGATTTTGATGTTTCTACTAAATCTGATGCGCAGATACTAGTATTTGATTCATCAGAAGGTGTATTTAAAAACTTTACATTCGATGTTGGACAAGGTTTAGCGAGAGAATATTCACCTGCTGACGATAAATTAATTATTGGTATCGATTCTGATAAAACACCAGTCGTTACAGGTATATTATCAAAAGGCAATCTTACACCAACACTCGATAGTGCATTTGACTTAGGTGATAGCGCTCGTAAGTGGAGAAATTTACATCTAAGTGGAAAGACTATATTCTTAGGTGGATTAAAAGTTAAAGACTCAGGTGGTGATTTTGCTGTAAAAGATAGTAATGAACAACCAGTAAACTTTGATTTATCGGGTTCAATATCGCAGATAAGAGGTTACTTCAGTTCCGGTGGAGACTTAAGCTACGATTCATCAACTGGTAGATTTGAATTTGATGTTGAGCAAGTATACACTAAAGCAAATTTTGACAGTGATTTAGGTGCAGCATTAAGTGGCGGTGTAGGTATAGCATACGATTCAGCAACCGATACTATTAGTATTGATTCAGCTGAGTTAGAAGCAAACTTCAAACAAGATATACGCGGTTATTTTAGTTCAAGTAATAGTTTAAATTATAATAGTACAACAGGTGACTTTAGATTACCACAACCTTTAGACTCTGCAGCTAATCCTACATTTGCAAATATTACTGCTACTGGTGATGTTACATTTGATTCATCAGGTGCTATATTATTTGATAAATCAGATAAAGCTCTTGAGTTTGGTGATAATTACAAAGCGGTGTTTGGTGATAATGATGACTTACAGATTTATCACCACAATAATGGAACTGGTATCATTCAGAATGCTGGTGCAGGGCAACTACAACTTCGTGCTAATACAATAAGACTTCTTAATCAGGCTACTGATGAAAACTTTGCTTTCTTTAATGATGATGGTAGTGTAGATTTATACCATAACAATATTAAAAGGTTTGAAACAACAGACTCTGGCATTGCAGTCACAGATCATATATCATTAGCCGATAATGGTGAAGCCAGATTTGGTACTGGTGATGATCTGCAAATATATCATACTGGCACAACAGGCAATATCAAAAACACTACAGGCTCTTTAATCTTACAAGCTCCTACAGTTAGAATACAAGATGCAGGATCGTCTCAGACAGCCATTTCAGCCTCAAATGGTATTGCTACACTTTTATTTGAAAACTCAGCAAAATTGGCAACCACAGATTCCGGCGTAACAGTTACCGGAAGTATACGTGGTGATTCAGCGACAGTTCCACTTATTACTGCAGATAGTGCATTAATTACAAATATATCAGGTTCTTCAGCTAATTTTACTGCACTTCATTCAAAAAGCACAACATTAGATTCTGCACACATTGATGCATTAACTGGTGATTCTGCAAGATTTAATGATTTACACGCAGACTCAGCGCATATTACAAATTTAACTGCATCCACAATTAGTTTCAATGATATTGATGTAGACTCAGCAGACATTACTAATTTAACTGGCGATTCAGCAGATATAACAAATGTTTCAGGTAGCAGTTTAAATTTTGCAAATATACACAGTTCAGTAGCAACATTAGATAGTGCAACCTTAACGAATGTAACTGCAGACTCTGGTGTAATAACAGATATTTCTGGTACAAATTTAAATTACATTGAAATACACTCAAAAACAGCTTTATTAGATAGTGCAACTCTGACAAACGTAACTGCCGATAGTGCAGTCATAACAGATATATCAGGTACATCAGCTAATTATGTAACTGTACACGGTTCAACTGCTACATTTGATTCTGCAATTGTAACAGATATATCAGGTAATACATTAAACTTTGGTACACTAAATGGAATATATGAAGGCTTTGATTCTGATTTAGCGAGAACAACTTCAAGACAAACAATAAGAACTTATTTAAATGCAGTAGATGCCGGCGGTGATGGAAGTTTCGCTTACGATTCAGCACTAGGTAAATTTACATACACTGGTCCATCTTCTACTGAAGTAAGAGCGCATCTAAGTGCAAGTAATAGTTTAAGTTATAATAGTACAACAGGTGACTTTAGATTACCACAGCCACTCGATTCAGCCGCAAATCCAACATTCAATCAACTACGTGGTCCAGCAAGCTTTATAATAGATCCTGCTGCTATTGGTGATAACACAGGTACTGTCAGAATTCTTGGTAACTTGCAAGTTGAAGGCACACAAACAATTATAAATTCAACCACTGTAAGTCTTAATGATAAGAATATTGTTATTGCAGATAGCGCGGCAGATAGTTCAGCATTAGACGGTGGAGGTATTACATGGGGTGGAGCAAGTATAGTAGATACTCCTTCATTCAATTATTCACATGCAGATGCAAGACTTGTTTCAAATAGAGAAATAAATGCACCATTATTTTCAGGCTCTGGTGCAGCATTAACTAATTTACCTGCAGCATCATTAACGGGTACTATTGATTCTGCAAGAATACCTACATTATTAATTGCAGATATTGGAAACATTACTTCAATAGATCATGACGCACTTACTAACTTTGTAGCAAATGAACACATCGATCATACTTCAGTTTCAATAACAGCAGGAACTGGATTAAAAGGCGGCGGAACAATTGCAGCCACACGCG